CTTGTGCACGTAGTTCGCCTGCGCGTTGTACGCGCTCTGCAGCCAGTTCCATTCGAAGCGCTTTACGGTCGCGGCGACGCCCGAACCGACGAGCCACGCCCACGAGTTGCCGCCGGCGCCGGCGAAGTCGAGCCGCGTCCACGGATGCTCGAACCAGAGCTTCGTGCCCTTCTGTGCGACGCAGAAGTTGTTGATCTGTGCGAGTGCCGACCCTCCAGATCCGGGCACGGCGCTGCCGGCCACGCGCAGGAACTTGCCGATGCAGTCCTTCGATGCGTCGTCGATCCATAGCACCCACGGATTGTTGACGTCGGCGTCGCCGCCTGGCCGGCTCGCCGTCGTCACGTCGTACCACTTCACGTTCCGCGCGGTGATCGAAAACCTGTTCTCGTTCGCGCCCGACGTCGCGTCGAACGAGCCCGTCACCAGCTCGCCGTCGCCGATCTGGAGCGTGAGCGACGACGTGCCGAACAGAGACCCGCCCTCGCCTTCGAGCACGCGCAACGACGTATCGGTCACGTCGAGGTCGCGCTGAAGCTGCGTGATCTTGCCGCGCTTGAACAACACGGCCGGCACGTCTACGGGCGACCCCATGCAGAACGGCAGAGGCACGCCCTCGCTCTCTTCGTAGAGGTTCGAGACCTCAGAAATCTTGAACTTGTAGCCGATCTCGCGACTCACGATTCCGCTCACGACGTCGAAGCGGAAGATGCGGTCCTCGGCGCGCCACGAGATCGCCCCGCCCATGCGGCCGCCGAGGATCGTCACCTGGGCGGTCGCGCCCTCCCAGGTGAGGATGACCGACACGTCCACCGATGTCGGGTCGATGGAATCGAGGAATCCCTTGATCTCCATTGCGGGATCGGCCAGCTCTACCGACACGTCGCCCGTGACGCCAGATCCCTGGTCCTGGACGCGCTGCACGAGCGCGCCCATCGACACCACGCGCCCCTCGACCTGGACCGAGTTGACCACCTGGTCCTTGTCGCCGTAGTAGCGCGTGCCGACGGTGCCGCCGAACTCGACCTTGAGGTAGACGACGGGCTCGACGTTCTGCCGCTTCGCCGCGTACGCCACTCCGTCAACGCCGAGATCCTTCGCCATCCGTCAGCCCTCCAGGCTCCCGACCAACACGCCCTCGAGGTCGAGCGCCAACGACCCGCCGCGCTCCTTGAGCTGCGTCACCAGCTCGATCGGAGACTGTAGCACATGCACGCGCCAGAGCTGGCCCTGATGGTCATGGTAGCGCAGCTCCGCTCCGGCGACGGCCTCGAAGAATGCCTGCACCTCGTAGAGCTTCACATTCGACAGGCCCTCGAACTCGAGCGACAACGCAGTCGTGTGGTACGAGTGGGAGAACTGGAGCAGGCCGCTCGATCGCAGCCGCACGTCCACGGTGTGCGTGTCGTCAGCTCGAGCGTTGCCGTGCCGCGGCCGCGGGAGCTGAAGGGATCGCGAGAAGTCGCCCCACGGCCCGTAGAACCAGACGAAGGTATAGGCGTCCGGGTCCGTTGCGATCACCTCGCCCTCGGGGGGCACCCAGTCCGTGTCGCATGCCAGCGGGTCGATGACACGCGAGCGGACGGCGCGCGGGCGCAGGCCTAGGGTGGCGCTGGCGTCCAGGTGAATGGTGACGATGCGGTCCGCGACGACCGACAGGCCGAGCCCGGCGACGGCGCGCGATCCGGGTAGCGCGGTCGGCTCGAGGAACTGAAGTGTCACGGACGCCGAGAGCTTGCGCGTGACCTTCTTTGCCGCCACGGCCCGCAGGCCGAGGATCACCTCCGGCCCCTGCGTCCTGATGCCAGGCGGCGTCGGCGCCTGGAGCTGCGCGCCAAGCGTCACGTTCGCGATGCCGACCGTCACGTAGGACACGGGTTCGGGAATGGCGTCGATCTCGAGGCCCTGCGTCGTCATCACGGCCCGGATCTCTCCGCCGGCGAGCATGGATCGGCCGTAGTAGCTGTCCTGACTCACCTGCTGCGGCGCGCTCGGCGTCTCGCCGGCGGGCACGGTGAAGCCTGGCAGCTCGATGGTCCACGCGCCGCCCGTGTCTCGATGGGCCACGGCCGGGACGATGTTTCCTGCGGCCGCCACCACGCCGTCCGACAGCCAGGCGACGTGGAACTGGTCGTCAGCGGTGCGCGCGAGGCTCGGCAGCATCTGGTCGCGCCACCGCCACGGATGCGGGAACTCGATGTCCCCCCACGTGTCGTAGAGCACGCCGCCAAGAAACGCGATGCGATGGAACTCGCCAAGCTCGTAGCCCATCGCAAACGCGATGTGGCACTTCGCCGAGCTCGATAGCTGCTCCACGAAGCAACTGAAATCGCGCGGCTTCGCGTAGTTGTACGTGCCGCCGAAGTTGTGCACGAGCGCCGGCGAATCCCATGAGCCGGCGAACAGCGTGTTCCATCGAGCGAACCGGATGCGCGGTGAGGTCAGCTCCGAGTACCAGACCACGTACGCCCTGTTGTCGCGTGTGCTCATCGACGTGATGCGGTGGCCCTGGTAGATCTGCGCCGCCGAGTAGTTCTCGACCGTCGAGACGAGAATCCACGTCGCCAGCGTCGATGATCGGTAGCGGCGCAGCAGCATGTTGCCGGCGCCGCTGTTGTAGTCGAGGAAATGGCATGCGTAGTAGTTCGCCTGGTTGAGCCAGATCAGCGTGAACGACTCGCACCCGGTCTGCCCTGTCGTGATCGTTCCCTTGAGCGTCCATGCGCGCCCCGTCGTCGAGAACTCGTAGAACGCCATCGTCGTAGAGCCAGCGAACGTCACGCCGAGTACCGGCTGCCCGGTCTTGCCGATGGTGAGCGATACGCCGGCGGGCTTGGCCGCGACCGCGCCGGTGACGTCGATCCACTCCCACGTGTCCTCGCCGCGCGGCCGTCGGTGCGCTGTCCTCAGGTAGTAGTCGGAGCCGTTCTGATGGACGCCGGCAACGATGATCTCGATCGGGTTCGAGCCCTCGTGCGCGATGACGGCGTGTCGGTCGCCGCCCGTGAGCCGGACCGCCACGTCCGAAGCCGCCGGCTCCGGCGTGGCCCGAGTGACGATGCGCCGGTCGTTCGGCCGCGCCGTCGGATCGACCGGCCCCTGGTCTGGCGGCAGGGTGATCGTCGGCATCAGACCACCTTGGTCCCCTCGAGATCGAGAGTCACCGATCCGCCGCGCTCGGTGAGGCTCTCGACAAGCTCATGCGGGCGACTCAGCACGCGCACGTCCCAAAGCACGAGGTGGTGATCGCGGAACCGCACGGTCTCGCCGGCCGAGTCGCGCAGGAACGCCACCAGCTCGAGCACCTGCTTCCGCGTCAGCATCGACCACGTGAGCGTAATCGTCGTCGGGTGCGGAGTGCGCCGGTACACGACGTAGGATCCGTCCTCGGTCATGGTCGCGGCGTCGTTCAGGCCGACGGCGCGCACGTCGCCGAAGTCCGGCTTCGGGAGGCTGATCGAGTAGGACGGCGCGGTTGCCGGCGCCCAGAGGTCCACGTAGGTCACGTTGTCGGGATCCTCGAGCGCCTGCCCCGTGTACCCCTGCCAGCACTGATCGTCCGCCACGTGGCCGCCGGCGTAGACGGACAGGCCGAGGGTGGCGGCAGCTCCGGCCGTGGCCGGCGCGATCTCCAGGATGACGGCCTCGAGCCCGAGCGTCACGCCGGCGTGGTAGACCGTCCAGGAGATCCCAGAGAGGCCGAGTGTGGCGCTGGCTGCGGCCGGAGCGATCTTGGTCGCCTCGCCATCCCCGGTGAGCCCGAGCGTCGCCGCCGCGACCCCGGGGCGCAGGATGGCGTGGGCGGCCGCTGCGGACAGGCCGAGGCTCGGGCCGAGGCTCGCCGGCGTCACGGAGGCGGTCTCCGCGCCGAGCCCGAGATCGACCTCCGCCGACAGGCCGAGATCCGCGACCTCCGCGCCGGTCGCCGTCAGGCGCAGAACGACGCCGGCCTGCTTCGCGAGGTGAAGCCCGGCGAACCCCATGTCAACGCCGAGTCCGAGCGTCACCGCGCCGGCGGGCGAGTCGAACCAGGTCGCTCCAGGATGCATCACGTACGTCAGCCCAGGCGCGCTCGCGCTGTGCGCGCCGTAGCATCCGATCCCGTACCTCGTCGGCGAGCACGAGCGCCAGTCGGAGGATCCGTCCGGCTGGTAGGCCTCGTAGAGGTTGACGGGCCAAAAGTCGCGCAGGTTCGCGGTGGCCGCGACGTCCTGCCGGTTCCACCCGCCGCCGCCCATCCGCCAGTGGAAGCTCATCCGATACCACGTGTCGGGCGGCTGCGTCTGATGGCGCGCGCACATGACGAACGGCTCGCCGTCCGCCAGCATGCCGATGCGCGGGCGGTGGTAGAGAGCGCCGCTCCACTCCTCGATGACCTCGCGGGACCAGGCGCCGCCGGACTCTCGACGCCAGTAGACGATGCGCGAGCGCTCTTCGCCCTCGACGGCCACGAGGTGCTCGATCCCGTCCACGTCTGCGCATCCGTCAAGGTGCGCGATCCGCGGCTGCCCGTCGGCGATCTCCTCAATGCCGAGTGTAAACCCGGTCTCGAGCCCGTCCTGGACCGACCGGAACAGCTTGAGCCCGTCCGCGGCTGTCATGGCCCAGCACACGACGATGAGCCCGCCAGGCTGCCGATAGGCTGCCATCGAGCCCTCGAACGAAATCGGGTCCGCCTGCGCGAACTCGCATGGCGCCCCGGACACGTCGGAGATCGAGGTCTCGGCGCTCCACGTCGCCATGCCGTCGCTGCTCGTGACGTAGGCGATAGAGTCCGCCGATGCGTTCGTCGGCCGCTGGAAGATCAGGTAGATGATGCCGCCCGGCGAGCAGAAGATCTGGTGGCCGAGAGAGTGGTACGGCACGGCATCGCCGCCGCTCGGGTTGACCACCGTGCCGGCGACCCAATCTCCGACACCGTTCTTCAGCCACGGCGAGATGGAGAACGGCGAGCGCCGCGACGCGCTCATCAGCAGCTCGCCTGTGTCGCGCACCCCGAACGACACGGACGCCGGCTGCAGCGGCGACGAGTAGACGGTGATCTCTTCGACGACCGGCGCCGTGGCCGATTGCCCGCGGGCGATGAAGTTGATCTCCTGCAGCCCCGTCTGCCCAACCGGCATGACGACATGCACCGTGCCATCAGCACGACGCACGCCGTCTTTACCGCCACCGCCGAGATAGAGCGGATTCGCGGTCGGCTGGAAAGGCAGCCCGGGGCCGAGGGTCGTCTGAAGCCACGCCATCTAGGGCTCCTCGCCCGATGGCAGGATCAGACGTTCTGGCCGGAGATCGTGAAGGTCGCCTGCAGCGTGTCGCCGGAGTTGAGGATCTGCGTGCCGCCGGAGAAGGCTGCCGTGGCGAAGAGCGTGCCGCTCGTTCCTCCCTTCGTGTTGTTGTCGACGAGGAACAAGCCGTAGATGCTCTGGCTGTTCGTGTTGATCGAGAAGTCTGCCGTCGTCGTGTTCGTGATCGACTGAGACGCAGCCGCGTCCTCCGGCCACGTGACGCGATTCGCCTCTGCGTAGTTCGTATTCTCGGTCCACCCCGAGTGCGACGCCATCGTGTCCGACGCCGCAAGCGTCGCGCTGCCGCTGATCAAGCCGAGGTACCAGGTTCCGCTCGGCGCGGTGCCGTGAAACACCACGTCCAGGACGTGGTTGATGCCGACGTTCGTGACGCCCATCTACTGCTCCTTGCCGCTCTGCGGCTCGTGACCGTTCACGGGAGCGACGATCGCGTCATCCTCCCACTTGACCTTGCCGTCCGGCCCGCGGCAGACGACGCGAACCTTGACCGTGAGGCCGGCGAGCAGCGCTCGCTTGACCTCCTCGCGCGCGCGCGCCTCCATCGTCGCGCGCGTGAGAATCGCCGACCGATCCTCGGGATCGGTAGCAACCCCATCGCCGCGAGCGATCGAGCAGCCAGCGCCGGCGCCGATCCTGAATCCTGCTCCGCTCACTTGTCGATCCCCGAAAGGATGCCGCGCTGGATCGAGCGCCGGATGCTGCGCCCGATCGCGGCTCCGTCCACGGCGGACGAGCCAGAGCTGCCGATCGACACGTGGATGTCGCCCACGTTGACGGACTGCGATCGCCCAACCGCGCCGCCAGCGGCGAAGCCGGGCAGGAAGTGCTTCAGGATCTCGCCCTGCGGCGAGATGTAGCCCGACCGCTGGAGCGCCGCGAAGCGCATCGCCAGGTCCGGCGACCGCGCGATGGCGCCGGCGAGCCCACCGGAACCAGGTGCGGTGATGCCTTGGATCTGCTCGGCGGTGCGCGCCAGCGTCCCCTCGCGCGCCTGGAGCATCGGCAACAGCTCGGAGAAGGCGCGGCTGGAGTGCTTCAGCTCGGCGAAGCCTCCGCCGGCGAAGCCTGGAACGCCGGCGGCTGCGAGCATGGGCGCGAGCTGGCGCGTGTGCTTGACCGAGAGCACGGCCTCGCCGGGCGAGAGTAGGGCCGGAATCGTGTCCGTCGGTCCAGGCCGGCCGCCGTGGCCAGCGCGGCCGCCGTGCTGCATGCCGCCGCCACGCAGCACTTCGCCACCAGTGAGGCCATGAACCTGGAACGCCGCGGCCTCGCGCGCCGCCTGCATGGCCCGAGCCATGCGCTCAGCCTGCTCGGCAACCGAACTCATGGCGGAAGCCTCGTTTTGCGTCGCGCTGACGAGCGAGTTCATTGCGTCGTTCTGCGCCTGGATCGACGCGGCGAGCTGCTCCGCCATCGCCACCCGCTGCTGCTCCGCAACGAGCGCCTGCTGCTCGGCGATCGTCTGACCCTCGAATGCGACCCGAACCTCGTTCGCGATCCCGGCAAGCTCCATCTGCCGCAGGCCGACGAACTCGCCGCCCTCGACCTGGTTCAGCCGCTCGATGAGGTCGGCGATCTCCATCAGCGCGTCGCGCTGGCCGGCGAAGTCCTGGCCGGCAACGGCAACGTTCGCCTGCTGCCGGAGAGCCGCGATCCGCTGGTGGATCAACCCGATCTGCTGGCTCGGGTCGTCCGTCGCGCCCATCCCCATCTCGAAGATGCGATCCTGGAAGTCTCCGGCCGCCGCGTCGCGGTCCTTCTGGATTTCATCCATTGCCTTCTGGAATCGCTCGGCGGCATCAGCCACGCCGGCGACCTCGGACGCCGCGCCATTCGCCGCAGTACCGATGTCCGCGAACGACTTCGCCGCGCGCTTCGCAGCGTCAGGGACATTGAGCTTGACGATCTTCCCGCCGCTTTCCAGGTAGGCGTCGAGTGCCGCTGGCGCGGCGAGCCTCTCGACCGCATCTTGAAACTCGTCCGCAATTGCTGGGATCTCCCGGAACGGGGCAAAAAAGTCGGTGACGTTCCACTTGAGCAGCGACCACATAACGCGCAGCTCGGCGGTGACCGCAAGAGCCTGTATCGCAATCGCCGCAAACACGTCACGAATCGCGACTCCAACCTCCTTCGCTCCGCCCATCGCGTCGATGAGCTGCAGGAACGCCTGGTTCAGCACGAACCCGATCTGAGTAGCAGCGTCCTTGACCTCGGAGTTGAGCCGCTTCATCGTGTTCGCGAAGCTATCGCTCGTCCGTTCCGCGTCGCCTTGCGCGTCCGACGTGCTGCCGTAGATGATGGCGAGCCGCGCCATGATCTTATCCTGCTCGGTCGCGCCCTTCGACGACTCCTTGAAACCCATCGCCAAGAGCTGCTGGTCGAGCCGCGCTTGCGTGATGATGATGCCGAAGCGCCGGACGGCCTCGTGGTTGCCGACGATTGCCGAGGTGAGCAGGTTGATCGTCTCGGCGTCCGCCGCGTTGTTGAACGACGCGAGATCGACGCCCAGCTCCACGAGCGCGCCGCTCATCTTCTGCGCCTCTTCCCGCGCGAATCCCATCGGAACGAACGTGTCCTGGAGCTGCGCAGTCCATGCCTCCAGGTCCGTCTTGCTCCGACCGAGCCGCGTCCGCATCGACGCGACCATCGCGTCGGCTTCTCGCGTGACACCGCGGAACACGACCTCGAACTTCGAGCGTGTCTCCTCGGCTGCGGACGTGAGGTTCGACAACGCGCGAATCGTGGCACCCGAGCCGAGCGCGAGGATGGCCGCCTGGAACTTCCCCATGACCGCGCGGCCCGCCTCGCCGCTCCGCGCCATCCGATCCGTGGCGCCCTCGACCGCCCGCGCCCCGGACTGGTAGCCGCGCGGGTCGAGCCCCATCTTGACCAGGATGCCGGTCTCGGACTGAGCCACGGCCTACCCCATGCCCTTCGGGAAGCCGACAGGCACAATCCGCCGCGCGTCCTCGGCCTCGCGAACCTGGTTGAAAATGATGAGCTTCATCTGCTGCTCGAACGTCAACCGGTCGAACGGCTCGCCCCACATCGCGCGCGGGTCCACGCGCTCGCACGCGCGCAGCGCGTCGTACTCCAGCGTGGTCTCGTAGTGCTTCGGGAGCGTCCAGCCATCGGCGTTCGCGTGGTCTACGCGCCTAAAAAACCGTCGCGCACCTTATCGATCAGGCGCTTATCGATGTTTGAAACCGAGAGCGCGGCCGCCTCGATGAGCTTCACGTCGCCGAACGAGAAGCCGGCGGCTACCAGCTCGGCGTGGAGCGCGTCCGCGAACTTCTCGGGGTCGGTTTCGAGGGACAGCCCATTTGACGAGCACTCAAATACGAGGCTCGCGTCGTCCTTCAGCGCGTACCAGACGACCATCGCATCGTGCCGGCGCATCTGGTCGTCGAGACGCTTCACGTAGCTCGCGTCCGCAGTGTCCTCTTTCATCACAGCGCGACCCGTTCCTGGGTCGCGCACCACAGCGCCGCGCGCGTCCGTTTCCATGACGCGCGGTGGAGTCGGCAGAGGGAAGAGCCGCGCCTGGATCGCGCCGAAGTTGAGCGGCAGCGCGGACACCTGAAGCGCGATCGGATCCCCGGACCCGCGCGGCAGCAACAGCTCGCGCCGCGCGAGGCCGGAAAGCTCTCGTCCGTTCAGCTTCACGACGTCACGACCGCGTGCTGGTCGGGAAGCCGGACGCGGCCAGGCTCTTGCCGCTCGCGCGGATCCGCGAGTATTCGGCGCCTTCCGAGAACTGAAGCTCGTCCACCTTCGAGTCGGGAATCGCAACGTCCTCGTTTTGGTCGTCGGCGCCGACGCAGTTGACCAACACGACGTACGTCATGTCGAACGTGTACGGGCCGCAGAGCGTCGTGCTGACGAGAGCCGAGCCTGCTCCGGTCTGCGTCATAAACTCGACCGGCGAGATCGGCGCACCCGAGGTGGTACGCGAGCCCCACTCGCGGAACTTCATCGAGAAGCTCCACGTCAGCGCGTTCTGGGAGCCCTCCGTGAAGCTCGTCAGCACTCCGCGGTTGTAGATCGGGATCGCCTCGCGCGGCCGGACGGTGAACTCGAGGTCTCCCTCGTCCACCGGGATCGTCAGCGACGACACCGGGCTGTCGCCGTCCTCGAGGAGAATGGTCGCGTTCTGCAGGTTCTTGGTGATCGCATTGTCAGGCATGGTTGTGCCCTCCGTTCTTGCCGCCCTGCTGCCTCATGCGGTCCATCGCCTCGAACTGGCGGCGGATCTTCTCGCGGTTGCGCTCCACCTCGCGCTCGAGCGACTCGATGCGCGAGACGAGCTTTGCCGCGCGCCACGCGAGCAGCGCCGTTGTGCCGATGCCTGCGATGAGCAGGCCAAGAGCCACCGTCGAGTCCGCGGTAATCGGATCGCCGGCGAGCGACGTTGCGCCGATCGCGATCCCCGAGAACCCGATCGAGCCGGCCGCTGCCGACAAAATCTCCGTCACCGCCTGGCTTTGCCCGTACGGCATTGCATGCCCCCCGCTCATTGCGTTGCCATCGCTCCGGTGAACGTGATCGCCACCGCGTGGATGCCCGTTGCCCCGCCGGCTGGCGCCGGCACCTTGGTCTCGTCGAGGTACTGCATCTGCGCCTTCCCGAGCGACAGCGCGGCATGCCACGGCGCGGACAGGGCGCCGTACTCGTGGACTGGGACGGAGCCAGCCTCGAGCGCCTCGCGCACCTCGCCGGCCATGCGAAACGGCCGGTAGGCGTCGCGGTCGGAGCGAAGCTCGCCGTGCCGCGAGAAGCACGTCACCTGGAGCAAGAACCCGCCGACCCACCACGCCCGGCGCGACTGGCCGCGCGGGATCGAGAGCGGGTAGACCGCGACCCATTCCTCCGTGGCCGCCGGCGCCGGCCGGTGCTCGCCGGGAGCCTGGACGAGAACGCCAGGCATCGCGTCGCGAACGGCCTTGACGGCGGAAAGCACCGCCCAGACCTCGAGGTCGGCGTCGGCGACGGTCACGGCCGCAGCCTCCGAGCGATCTCAGAGAGGGCGCCGGCCTGCTCGTTCAGGGTCACGCGCACCATGCCGGTGGGCGCCTGCTTCGAGGAACCGAACTCGAGATAGACGATGTATTCGACGCCGTTCCCCAGCTCGAACTGCAGGAACGGGACAGACGAGTCTCGGCCGATCGTCCACGAGCCGCGAGCGTGCCCGGTATCCTTCGGCGTCCGCTCCTTCATCGCCGTGAACGCCTTGTTCACGAGGTAGGTAAACTGCTGTTCCGCCTGCTCCGGCAGCGCGCCGGCCGCGTCGATCACGGCCTGCATGCCGGCTGCCCACTTGGCGCCGAAAAAGTCCACTTCCTGCGTCAGCCCGGACACGCGCTTCTTGAGCGTGCCCTTCCGCGCTCGGAACGATGGCGCTCGGACCATCGCTCACCGCCTCCCGTAGAGGATGAAGCGGCCCGTCGCACGCGATCGCTCGACGTGATAGACGGCGTACCGGTTGCCGTCGGCGTCGATCACCTGCGTCGTCGAGTCGGGATCGAACGGCAACCCATGATCCGGGACGTGGAACTTGCGGTCGCTGAACTGGACCTGCCCGCCGAAGAGAGCAACGTCCCTCGTCGAGAGCGATCGCTTCAAGCACTTCGCGACCGGCACATCGACGAACGATTCGGCCAGGAACCCGTCGACGCTCGGCGTCGCGTCGCGCTCCTTGAACACCAGCGTCACGGGCTCCGTGAAGTCCGCGATCGCCTGGAAGTCCATCGCCGGCGAGAAGGTCGGTAGCGCGAGCGTCGCGCTCGTCGCATCCCCGTGCCCGCCGAAGGCGATGATGACGGCGGCGCTGGCTGCAAGCGTCGCCATCACGTGAACGCCTGCGTGTAGCCGATGAGCGGCCCCTCGAGCGCCCGGATGTCGGCCTCGATCTGTGCGCGAGCCTGCAGCAGCGTGTTGTAGAGCGCGCCCCACTGAACGAACTGCCCGTCGATGGAGTACGACGGCTTCGGGTTCGCCATCATCTCCTTCAAGCGCAAGGCGATGCTGGCCCGCGCTTCCTTCAGGTTCGCGATTTCCTCTTCGACGGTCATCGGTCGCCCCGGAGGCTCGGCGGCCGGCTGCGCCCCCCGCGCAACCGACCGCCTGACCCGTTACCGCTAGTTCGTCTGATCCATCAGGACCACGGCGCGCGGCTCCATGACGGCCATGACGCCGCGCTCGGACGCCTTGAACCGCGCCGTAACGTCGCGCGTGAACTCCGCCTCGTTCCCGGCCGGAGCCTGGACCACGGTGAGCGGCCAGTTCTCGCGGTAGGCGAACGCCTTCTGCAGGTCGCCGAGAATCCAGGTGTCATCCGCGTCCGCGGCGGACTGCCCGGCATCGACGAGCGCCTGCTTGAAGAACTCGCTCACCACGAGATCGGTGATCATCCCGCCGACCGGGTTCACCGTGAGCATCTCCTGCGAGCCGCTCGTGGTGCGCACCTCGGTTGCGTTGATGATCTGCCGCGCCGTGAACTCCTTCGCCGGCGTCACGACCAGGGACCGCGGGCTCATCACGATGGGCTTCGAGGTCTCGGGGTGCCGCATCGCGGTCAGGTACGCCCGAGCCGTGTTGATGTCGGCCCAGCTCGTGAGCTTCACGCCGCCGGACGACGTGTCCTTGTTGTCCCACGGCGTGCTGGTCTGATAGGTGTCGTACGCGGTGCCGTTCCACGAGTGGTTGTTGACGATGCCCGCCACGACCTTGACCATGCGCTCGAGCTTGTCGATCGCGAGCACCTCGCCGACCTCGCGCGCTCGCTCGAGGATCTGCCCGGTGCGGTCGAAGTAGACATCCTCGCGGGTCAGCTCGACGATCACGCCGGTCTTGACCGTCGCCGGCGTCTCGATGTATTGCTCCGACATGCCGGCCGTCGGGTACGGGTGGCCCGGGCGCACGGTGAACGCGCCGCCCGTGATCTTCCCGATGCCCGCGACCTTCTCGGATTCGAGGTTGGTCTGAACGGCGCGAGCAAGCCGCGCCATGACGCCGGCGTCCGCGTACATCCACCCCTGGTGCAGCTCGTTGTAGAAGATCTGCCCGGTGATGTTCTTGAACTGCGAGGCGTTCGACGGCGCTTCGGTCAGCAGCCGGAAGCCACCGCGCCCGTAGTGAGCCATCAGGCTCTCGACGAACTCGTGGCCGCAGACGGCCTGGCAGAGGCGCTTGAGCGACCAGTCGGACGGCACGGTCTTGCCGCTCGCGAAGAGCTGCTCCACCATGTCGTAGGTGAACTCTTCGCCGCGGTACTTGAGCGCCGCGGCGATGTTCTCGTAGTTGACGCTCCGGCGGTGCGCCGGGCGATCGGTAGTTCGGATCATGACGGCCCCCTCAGCTCTGGAAGACCGCCGGACCGTGAGTGCGGGACCACAGCCGGCAGAAAACCTTGGTGGTCGCCGCCGTGTAGTTCTTCCACACGCAGCCGATCGCGAGAGTGGGGTCCGTGGTCACCACGACCTGCTGGTCGAGGAGCGCCGACCCGGAGTCGGCGAACGTCACGAGTTCGCCGCTCTTGTAGGTGCCGGAGGTGATCGCCATCTCGGCGAGGCCGCCGGTGTCCACGTCCACGTTGTCCGTTTCGCCGTTCGCGCTGGACGAGCGCGATAGCCCGGAGAAGATCGCGGCAGCCGCAGCCTGGCGCAGCGCGGCGCTCGAGCCGGTGATGCTCGAGGCCGGGACGGCCTTCTTCGTCTGCTCGCAGATGAGATCGCCGATCTCGATCACGGTGGCGGACGCCACCTCGAGATCGGTCACGTACTGCTCGTCGCCACCGCGGTGGCGGATGGTGTTCGCCATCGGAGAGCCCTCCCGATCAGCTCAGGACGAGGCGCTCGAAGTCCTCGACGGACTTCGCGCTCTCGACCAGCGCCTTGGAATCGGGACGGGCGTTGCCGCGCTCCCCTGCCTGCTGCTTGTGGTCCTTCGCCTTGCTCGTCGGCTTCGGGCCGCTCTCGCGCACGAGGGCCATGCGGTCCTCGATCAGCGCGCGCTTGTCCTCGGCCTTCTTCCTGGAGAGCGTGCCGAGGAATGCCTCGGTGATCGCGTTCTCCGGCATCTCCGCCTTCTGGCAGAGTTCCTTCGACTCGGCGAGGTCTCGGGCATCCGCGGCGGCCCTATCGTGCTCCGCCAGCTTCGCCTTCGCCTCGGCGAGATCCTTCCTGGCCGACTCGAGGTCGGCCTTCGTCTGCTTGATCGCTCCCTCGCTCTCGATCTGCTCGCGCATCGCCTGGAACAGTCCAGGGTTCGCCTCGCGGATGTCGGCGAGAGTCAGGTTCGCAACGTCCATGTCGTCGCCTGCTCCCTGCTCGTCGTCCCGCGCAGACTCGAAGAGCGAGCGGTTGGTGCCGCCATCGGCGACGACCTCGACCGCGAACACCTTGTCGATCCGCTGAACCTCGAAGATCCCATCGGCGCGGGTGCGACCGACGGCGTTGATCCGGTGCGACATGGCGACTGCGCCCGGCTGGTTCTCGGCGAACCAGAGGAGCGCGTCCATGTCCTTGTGCTTGGGGTTGAAGTGGAAGTCGCCTCTGATGCCGTCCTCGGCGAGCCTGACGTTCTTCGCGACGCCGAGCCGCTTCTCCCACGGCACGGCCTGGCCCGGTTCAGGATGATTCGAATTGATCGCGGCGCCCTCGTAGAGCGCGACTGCGGCCTTGAGAGCCGGGCGATAGGTGCGCCCGTTCGACGACTCCCAGCCGACGAACTTCACGTCGCGCATGACGCCAGCGTCGCGGTCGATCTTCGGCTTTGCCGAGCCGTCGCCGGCGAACGGGTGGACGTCCTCGACGATGCGCAGGTAGACGGGAGCGTCGAGCTTCGCGAGGCCGGCAATCGCCGTCTCGTCGTGCTCGGTCATCCACGCCTTCGCGCGCTCGCTCGTCCACGAGTAGCGATCGAACCGCACCTCGATCAGCGCCGCGTTGCCGCCTGGCTTGCGCCCGTAGAGCGCGGACACGCCATCGGCGAGCTGGCGAGTGAAGCGCTGGGGGAACTTCCCATCCCCTTGCTTTGCCCGCACCTTGTAGGCGAGGCGCGCGCCGGAGCCGGCGCTGGTCGCGGTCGTCATGTTGCGTCCCGAGAATCCTGGACAGCCGCGACCGCGCCGTCGATTCGCTCTCTAGGAAACCGGATTTCTGGCTACGCGCCAGCCTGTTGCAGGTTTTCTTGAGCGCTCTCAGGCGCCATCGAGCCAGGCCGCGGCGCCCGGGATGCGCCCCGCATTGCGGCGGATCGCCGCCTCCGCCCGCCCGCGATCCTCGGCCGTCTTGGCCCCGCGCCGCAGGCGCCGCGCAAGCGCCTGGAAGTCCTCGAGGATCGTCGCGTGGTCGATGAGGGCCAGGTCGCGCTCCCACTCCTTCGCCCGGCGCTCGGCGGCGGTTTCCTTCTTCGCGTCGCCTGGCACCTTCAGCCCGAACGTGCTTCCATGCTTTGGTTTACGCGTCGTCGCGTCCACCGGCGCAGGGTCGATCTCGGGCTCTACCGAGGCGCGCTTGGCCGGCTTCGGCTGCCTGGATGCCTTCGGCTGCCTGGCCGCCTTCGGAGGTAGAGGCGCCGTCGCCTTGATCGTCGCCAGCTCGCCGGCATCGCGGTAGCCCATGACCTCGATGGCCCGATCCCAGGACACCCGGCCGCCGGCGCGCTTCGGGAGGGAGTCGAAGAGCCGGGCGCCGAGGTATGAACGCTGCTCCTTTGGCGCCCGCTGGTCGAACCACGAGGAAAAGTCGATGTCCTGGTCCTTGCCCGGCTTCCACGGCTCGCCCATCGCGGCGCGCTCGCGCGGCGCGAGCATGTCGTCAACCCACGACGGCAGGCCGACGTCCTCGGCCGTCCCGAGCACGGCGTCGTAGCTGCACCTGCAGTTCCAGCCATCCGGCAGCCACGGCCGCGGCTCGCCGACCGCGTATTCCTTGCCGTCCCGCGCCGCGTGCTCCGGCCTTACTCGGTCGTCGAGCGTCGCGCGATAGCGCCACGAGCGGATCATCGACCCGAACGCGTCCTGCTGCGCCTTCATCGACATGGAGACCGTGATCTCGTGCGTCTGCGTCCGCGCCAGGCGCTCCGCAGCGACCTTGTTCCCGCCGACGAGCGGCCGGATCTCGCGGGCGATGGCTGCCCGGCCCTTGCCGAGCGCCAGCCCGCTACGGATCGCGTCCGTGATCGCCTGCTCCTCCGCGGCCCAGTTCTTGAACCGCGCGCTCCACTCCCCGCGCACGCTCGACCGCACCGTATCGAGGGCGGCATCGATCTGTGCATCGGTCGGCGGCTTGAACAGCGCCCGCTCGTCCGCCGTCGCGCCGCGCGGCATCACGAGCCGCTCGCGCATCCCGCGCGGCGCGGACTGATCGACGTTGCCGGCCGCCTGCCGAGCGATCCAGAGCAGCACCGGGCGCGGGATCGCCTCGATGGCGGCGCTCGCCATGTGCTCCCACGCCTCGCGACCGTAGGCGATGCAGCGCCTGCGGATGAGCGCCTCGATCTTCTCTGCCAGGTCGGACGAGATCGTAGGCGCGTGGAGCGTGCGGACGAATCGCCGCCACGCCGCCTGAACCATCCGATCGACCTCGGCGGCGAGCGTGTTCGCGTTCAGCGTCCGCGCGAGCGTGAGCGCCGTGCTGTTCTGCCAGATGACCTCGCCGGGATGCATGGGCCGGCCTCAGCCGGTCAGGCTTCGCCCGCTCCGGTGGCGCTCGACTCGGGCTCCTCTTCGGGTTCCTCGCCCGGATCCTCCTCGTCGCCGAGGTCGTCCTCGTCGTCCTCGGGCTCCGGCAGGCCAGGGAACATCTGGCCGGCGCGGGCCGCATGCTCCTCGCGATTCCGCATTTCCTGCTCGTAGTCCAGGCCTCGTTCCGCGCATGCGGTCTGGACCGAGAGCACGCCGGACTGGATGTCGAGGGAGCGCGCCTGCGCCTGCATGACTGGATCCCGAGAGTCGACCACCGGACCGGTCACATCGACGCGCAGGAACAGCGCCTCGGCCGGAAGCCGCCCAACGCGCACGGCCTCCGTGAGCACGCGACGAACCACGTGCTTGAACTTCCCGCCGTAGTACGCCTGCCACGCCTCGAACGTCTTGACCGACGGCGACACGGCAACCATCGTGCTCGCAAAGTTGGCGTTCGATGCGTCCGCGGTGAACATGAACTCCGGGAAGTTGACGGACGCGGCGATAGACCGCAAGATCGCCTGGAGCGCGCCCACGAACTGCTGGAGCGAGCTGGACGCCGCGGGGAAGTGCCACTTCACGCCGGCCGGGCTGTCGACGATCGAGCCCTCCTGAATCCGCATCTTGTTGATCGTCTGCCGCGTGACCGGATCCTTGCTCGTGCCCTGCGTCTGCGCGTCAAGAAGTGCCTGGATCCCTGTCGAGCTGATGTTCCCTTCGTGCTCCCGGATGACGGCGATAGCGGCCTGGATCTCGGCGACCTTCGACATGTTGCGGAGGAGCTTCTGCGCCCTGAGCAGTTGATCCCGCACGCACCAGAGCGTCGGCACGCCGCGCAGCACGTCCGAGTCGACGCCCACGCGGACGTGCTCGATCTGCGACGCCGGTACCTCATCGCCGTCGACGATGTACGCGAGCGCGCGCTGCTCGTCCACCTCGTCGGTGACGATGCCCCACGGGTACTCGCCGCCAGGGTCCGCGACGTCGGCCGCGTCGACCTTGCGCACGATGACACTCCCGTTGCCGGCGAAGAAGCGCAGGAATGCATCGCCGTCACGGTGCGAGACGCGGATGACCTCGCGCTCCAGCTCGGGCCAGTTGTTCGCGCCCTCGAACTCCTCCCAGACGAGAGCGGCGAGTTCGGCGATGCCGGCAAAGCTGGCCGGCGCCATGCCGTTCAGCGCCGCCTTCGGCGGTCGGAACGAGTAGGTGAACCCTGCGCCGCCGCCGACGTAGTTCTCCATGTTCCAGACGAAGTTCCGGGCGAAGCCGTTGTTGAAAACGAGGCGGCGCGACTTCTCGCGCATCTGATCCAGCTCGGCCGCCGTCGACGCACCCTGGCTCGGGACGCCGCCGCCGATCAGCTCCCATCCCTCGAACTCCTCGCGCGGATCCACGAGCTTGTCGAACACGTCGTCAGACTCACGGATCATCCGCGCTCGGATCTGCCGCTCGCGCACCAGGAGCGACTCGATCAGAGCATCTCGCTCGCGCGCGGCAGTTCCGCCGCCGCCGAAGATTCTGCCGAAGAACCCCATGGCTACACTCCCGAGGTCACGCTGCCTGCGATCCGCACCCCGCCGCCGTCGGATCGGATGTAGTGGCCGAGAAGGCCTACCAGCATCTCGAGCGCGTCCGGCCCGTCAACCTTGTCGATCGGCGGGTGCGAGAAGTTGCGGAGCTGCTGCACCAGGATGCGCGCTCCAGGAGATCCACGCCTAAACCGAAGGTAACCGCCTTCGAGGATTGGCGCCAGCCTGTCGATGCGCATCACCTTGTTCTCTGTGTGCGTGATCGGGAGGATCGGCAGGTGAGTCCCGGCCGCCGCGAGCGCCTGAGTGAGCGACGATTTCATCACGGCCTGGAAGCCGTTGATCTCGAACGCGCCGTGCCGGAAATCGTGCTCACGGTGGAGGGCCACGATACGCGCCACGGTCTCCGGCGGTGGCCGTACGGCCATGTCGGCGTCCACGTATATGGTCCGCTCGCCCTTCTTCCACCAGCACCAGACGATGGCCGAGTAGTCGCCAGTTTTCGAGTCCGAGCCAACCGCCGGGTCGCAGGCGATGAGCTGGACTGCGCCGCCTGGCGGCTGATCGAACCACAGTTCGTCGCGATCGAACCAGGCACCGGAGAACCGCGTGCCCTCGGGCGGCAGCGGCTCGTTCTGCTTCTCCGAGGCGAACGCGGCGCGGCCGGTCGTGACGCGCAGCGCCATGAGATCGTAGAGCGACTCGCGCTCGGGCCACAAGACCTCGGCGCCTTCGTCCATCTCCGCGCGGCGCTCGTCGTAGAATGCGCGCGCGCGCTTCGCCGCATCCTCGGCACCGGCATCGACGTCCGAGTAGATACGCTCCCACTCCGCCCAGAGGTCGCTCCGCAGCGGCTCGGAGATGATGGACTGGAAGAGCCGCCCGTCCCATCCAGGAGTCTTGAGCAGCCGCCCGATGGCGACCTCGGGATGGATCAGCGTCCCGAATGCCGCGTAGTTCGTCTCCGGCCCACCGAGGTTCAGCACCACTGACTGGAGCCACGCCCACGTCCGCTCCCGCGCGCCGGGCAGGTAGCGCGAATCGTCCGAGTCAAGGTCGTCGAGGATCACTAGCGTCGGCCTGTGCTGCCGCTCGCGCCGCCCGCGCAGCGCCTTGCCGGAACCGACGGCCTCGACGCGGACTCCTGACATGGAGATGATCGACCGCTCGTTCCATCGCGCGCCGCGCCCAACGGCATGCGGGTACGTCGCCGCCAGGCTGTCACTGCCCTCGAGCTCGCCCTTGATCGCGCCCAGGTACTTCTCAGCCTGTTCTCCGGTCTCTGCAACGAGCATGATGTACGGCTCGCTTCCCTCGACGATGCAGCGCAGCGCGTACGCCTGGCCTATCGTGGTCTTGGCCGACCCTCGAGGCGCGCAGCAAGCGACACGCGCGCCTCGGTCGCGCCTGGCTGCGTCGAGCTTGCCGGCGATCCACCGATGGACCGGCGATGGCGGGAGCTGGAAGTAGTGCGGCAGGTTCCGCGCCGCCCACGAAAGCGTATCCTCCGCCGTCGGCGACCCTGGCCGCGGGCGACGCAGGCCGGCACTCAAAGCTCCGAGGCTTCGCCTGACTGCGCCGAATCCGGCTGGGTGCATTCCCGCACCTCGATCTGCTTCGGTTGATCGTCAGGCGCCAACGACGCTGCGAGCGCGTCGATGCGCCGCGCAACTCGGTAGCGCGCAGCCTCGTCCTCGATCTCCTGGTTGCAGATATCGAGAATCTTCATCGCCAGCGCGTCGAGATCGTGCACCTCGAACACCACCCGATCGGGCGCGTAGAGCCCGAGGATACGACAACGCCTGTCGATGATGCGGTCCAGCGCCTTCGCGTAGATGCCCCATTCCTTCGGGTCGATCACCGCCGCCATGCTTTGCCGCGTTGCGAACTCGTCGGCCGCCAGGCTCGCGAGCTGTTGCGCCGTCCAGTCCGAGAGCGACGCGGCCGCCTCCGCCTTCCACTCTGCGCGGATCGCGCGGATGTCTGCGTAGACCATCCCGCCGTCGATGCCGAGCTTACGGGCGATCTCGAGGCCGTTCAGGCCGTCGCGAAGCAGGGCCATCACCTGGTCCCGCCGCGCACGAACCGCGGCAGCAGCGACGACGCTACGCGATGGGCGGCGCCTAGTCATCGGCACGCGCACGTCCAGCCTGTGCGGCGCATGATCCTGTCGTCGGCGATCAGACCGCATCGCAGGCAACGACTGATCTCGCGGAACCGCTCGAGACTCAAGCCGAACTCCTCGAGGAACGCCGCAAGGTCGCCGAGTTCCTGCCCGCGTAGCAGCAAGTCGGCCCAGCCATCCGGCCACGGGCCGCGGGTGGCGATGACAACGCCGGTCTGCGCCTTCGAGAACGCGGCACCTGCCTCCGCAAGTGCGCCGAGCTGGTGAACGATGGGTGCGCCCGCCATCGTCACGCACCACCGAAGCCGGGATCCGGCATACCGAGTTCTTTCAGGCTTCGCTCCGGCCCGCGGCGGGGGCGCCGGCAGCGACCGCACCGAACGCCATCGTCCGCGTTGATCGCCCGACACTGACACATCCACGCGGCCGGGTGGAGGCGGCGGATCGGTGCGCTCCGAGTACCGCCACAGAGCGGGCACGGCGCGGGTTGGCCCGCGTCGCCCTGATGCTGCGCGACCTCTCGGCACGGGCAGGCGACGAGCACCTGGCCCCACGTGACCTGGCCCCACGTGGCATCGTCTGTGAACACCTCAGCCATGCTCGGCTCCGTTCTTCGGGCGCCTCTTCCTGCGCTTCATCAGCGCATGGGACGTGTTCGCCGTATGCCCACATGCGAGCGCGCCCCCACGCGCGAACGTCGCTGCGCCGCACGTCGGACAGATCCCACCGTTGATGTTCGCCTTGCGCTCTGCCCGCAGCTCCCTATCCCGCACCTTCCTGCATTCGTCGCAATCGCAGTTCCAGCAATGCGCGGCATTTGTCGGATCCATAAACCCGAGCCCGTTGACGAGTTGCCGCGCGCGCACCAAGCGAACATACATGGGCGCAGATTCGTCCTCTTCCTCTTCCGCGTCGTACTCCGCCGGCTTGGGCTTGCCTGGTCGGTCGCCCTTGCCGCGCATCATGGCTGCCACCTCCCGTCTGGATTCGCAGGGCAGCCGCGTAGCGCACAGATCCGCTCCGGCCGCATGTCCGGCGTGATGACGCGCAGGCACGTCGGGCACGCACGTCGCTCAACGGGATTCGCGTCCTCGATGGCGTAGCACGCACCCGCTTCTGCGGCACGCCGAATCTCCAGCTCGGCGGCTGCGATGGCACCGAACAGGTGCTCGTCGCTCGGCCGGCACGTGTGGCCGTCGATCTCGTCCGCCGAGTACGAGTCGCCGCATCGGTGGCAGGTGATGGGCGGATTGGTCATGGCGCACCTCCCGCGGTCTTGGCGGCGGCCGCTGCCAGCTCGAGCGCGCTCTGAAGCGCTGCGATCTCTGCCGCGCGCACCGAAGCGGCCGGGTCGAGGTCGATCTCGGATTTCCAACTCCACTCGACGCGCGTCCCGTCCGGGAAGTCGGCGCGGCCGGAGAACTCGACCGGGCCGTCGAGCCACGACCGCTCGAACGTCAGCGCCTTCGTGGCCGGGTCGTAGACGATGGCCGTCCCGGCGTCGATGCAGCCGGCGAGCGATGCGAAGAGAACCAGCGCCGCTCGGCACGGCTGCGACCGGGTGCCGATGCGGGCGCCGAGGAGGTCGAGCGCTCTACGGCGCTGGTTCATGTTTCGTTGCCTCCGAAGGTGGCGCGGACCCGCGAGCAGACGGAGATAGAAGGGTAGGGTTTCCGCCCGCGAGCCCGCGCCTGACGTCATCGTACCACGTGGCGAGACGGTCCGCCCAGCCAGCCGGCAGCGCCTTCCGGCAATCGTGGTGGTTGTTCACGCAGTGGCAAAACGGGTCCGGCGCCACGACATGCACGAGGCCGCTCGACGTCATGCGCGGATCCATGATCACGTCCGGCGCCATGTGCCCGCCGAACACGACGACCAGAGGAGCCCGCATCGCGCAGGCGAGCACGAGCAAGAACCCGACCGTCGTGACCACGACCTCGGCGCCGGCCACGAGCGCGATCATGTCCTCGAGCGACGCCTCACCCGACTCGAGGCGCACGCTCGCCGGCATGTCGGCATCGACGAAGACCTCGTGCGGCGGGTCTACCCACGCCAGCGACACCACGTCCGAACCCGGTCTGGCGACGGCGCGCACGGCAGCGGCGATGGCGCCGGGCTCAGGGTTACGCGCGGGGCAGTCCCACTCGCGGCGGCGAGTCGGGTAGTGAACTAGAACGTACGGCGACCTGACGCCGAGGCGATCGAGGCGCCCAACGTCGCCGAGCGCCACCACCTGCTCTGGCAGGCGGAAGTCATCGACGACCACGCCGGCGCTCGCCTCAACGCACTGTAGCAGCGTCGCCTTGCGCTCGCGCGCCGGGCTGATGTTGCGCCCGTAGCCGACGTGTACGCGCAGCGCGCGCGCCGAATGGCGCCCGAGGTTCATCCGCCTGAGATTCGCTTTCTGCGTCCGAAGTCCTGAGTCGCATTCGACCGGCGAGGCCGTGCCGACGTAGAGCTGCGGCCACGGAGTCTTGACGGCGAGACGCCCGCTGAACCTGGCGTCTCTTGCCATCGCCGCGACGACGACAGCAGCGAACACGTTGTCGCCGAGTCCGTGCTGGGTCTCAATCAGGATGGTGGATGCGCCGGAACGCGCACGCCACAATGTGATCACGTCCAAGGTCGGACTCCTTCCAAGACACGTCCCGCAGATCGAAGCCCTGCATGTTCATCCACCTGGTGAGCCCCCACAGCGTGAAGTAGTGGTAGTGCTCGTAGGGACGAAAGTGCCGCGAGCCGAGAGCGTGCTTCTCGTCGCGGAATACTGGCAGCGACACGAAGAGCCATCCGCCAACCTTGATCTTCGCGACGAGCGCTTCGGGCTCGCGCAGGTGCTCGAGCGAGTCCCAGCACGTGATGATGCCTGGGACTTTGGCGCGCTTCCGCCACGGGTCGCGGAAGTAGCCCGCCCGCGCGAGATCGGCGCGCACGCTCTCGATGATGTCGTAGCCCCACGCTCCCCACCCCCACGCGCGGACGAACTGCATCGCGCCGCAACCGAAGTCCAGTAGCTGCGCGCCGTGAGCTGCGTTGCGCGCGACGAAGCCAACGCGAAACTCGGTCAGCTCACAGCCCATCCCGGTCTTGGCGTATTGCTCGTACTTGGCGCGGTACTCCTCGTCGTAGACCTTTCGCGCATCGCCGCGCACCTCGAGATAGCCTCGGCCGAGGCTCTCGGACCACACCCACTTACCGCGCGCCCTAGCTGCGGCGCGTCGTAGCGCGCCCCCCTCATCAACCGCACGCCGGCAGATCATGTCGGGCCACCGGGCGCAAGCGCCCACACGCCAGACGATGGCCGGTAGATCGCTCCGATGTCCGACAGCTTCGCGAGCATCGATCGCGTTGCCGAAGCCTCCGCATCTCCAGACCGCCCGTAGCAGATCCGCACGAGAAGCCTCTCGTCCGTCGCGCCGTACTTCGCCAGATAGCGCAGCATCCTGTTCATCAAGCACCGCTGGCTTGGCATGACCCCTTGCCCTTCGCGCGGCGCTTCGGTTCCGGCGCCTCGCTCACCTCGAGCGGCGGCGCGATGCGCGTATGCGCTCCCTCGAGCCAGTCGGAAAGCGCCTCGTTCATCCGGCGCGAGTGCAGCGGATGCTTGAGCGCCAGCCGATCCTCGCGGTGGATCGCCGCGTCGATCTCGTGCGCGATGGCGCGCAGCTCGCGGTCCGCCGTCCACCACGCGCGAGAGGCGGCGACGTAGTTCACGTCCCGCGGCAGCGCGTAGACGTGGGCGCCTTCGTCGATGGCGATCGGCTCGTGGCCGTTGCCGCCGATCGGGCGCTCGAGCCGGACGCGAGCGATCCACGGAGTCACGAGGTAGAGCTGCTCGAATGTGAGCGTCCCGCGGAAGATCAGCGCGCCGCGGCGGATCCAGGTCTCGTGCGTGTCGCCGCGGTCGATGCGGAGCGTGCCGTCCGGCGCCGCGCGGTCGGTCGCGTGGACGCGGCGGAAAATATCGTCGGCAAGGGAAATGGTGGCCGGTAGGTCGATCATCGTCTACCTACCGGCCACGCCCTTGCCAGCCTTGCCATGCCCCGCCTGGCAACGCCGAGCCCAGCAGTGACAGGCCGGGACGAGCGAGCCACGCCTGGCCTCGCAGCGCCAAGACTGGCCTCGCGAGGCCGTGCCGGGCGCCGAGAAAGAATGCCGCAGCCGGCCGGCTGGAGTCGCGTCCCCGGCCATCACAGGGAGCTGTCCGCCCAGCGCGCGTTTTGCGCCGCGTGCCATCGGCAGATCCCCTACTTCGCGGCCCCCGCCGCCGGCCCGTGCTCCTCGATCGCCGCGTCGAGCGCGGAGGTGAGGTCGCCGAGGCGCTCGGTCTCCATCATCACCCCTGCTTTCGCCGCGGCCAAGAGCCGCCGCGCCTCGATCACCACGTCCTCGGCCGCGATCACCAGCCGGCGCTTGCGCGCGCCGGCGCTCAGACTGATATCACTCACTGTCGCCTCCATCGGTAACGGCGTCGCCGAACCGCAGACACTCGCCGCGGAACTCTAGCGCCACCTTGCCAGTTCTGCCCGCCCGGTTCTTCTCGACGCGCGCCCACGCCTCGCGCGCCCGCTCCGGATTGCGCTGCCGCTCGTCGAGCTTCGGCCGCTGCAGCATGATAACCACGTCGGCGTCCTGCTCGAGCGCGCCGGAGTCGCGCAGATCCGCGAGGCCGGGAATCCCGTCGTCGCGGTGCTCCACGCTACGGTTGAGCTGCGAGATCACGAGCACGGGCGCGTCCAGCTCGCGCGCCATGAGCTTCAGGTGCCGGCTCATGGCGGCGACCTCGAGGTTCCGGTTCTCCGCCTTCGGTGCGCCGAGGAGCTGGAGGTAGTCAACGATCACGAGGTCGAGCCGCCCTCGCTGCTGCGTCAGCAGCCGGCAGCGCGCGGCGATAGTCGTTGCCGTTGCGCTCGGGTCGTCGTCGATCCAGAGCGGCGCCGCCGCGAGCCGCTCGCGCGCGCCGTCCCACGCGGCGAGTTCGTCCACCGTGAGCCGCTGGCGCTTGAGCGCTCCCGAGTCTACGCCGGACCGCGCAAGAGCGATGTTCGCCGCGACGCGCAGGCGATCGACCTCGAGGGAGAAGATCGCGACGGACTGCCCGCCTGCCAGGACGTTGCCGGCGATGGTCGTGGCCATCGCGCTCTTGCCCACGCTTGGCCGCGCCGCGAGCAGGATCAGGTCGCCGCGCTGTAGGCCGCCGGTCATGTCGTCGATGCCGTACAGGCCGGTGCGCGTGCCGGCGTCCCGATCCGCGTACAACGTCGGCAGCCGCCGGAACAGCGCCGCGCCGGCCTCGCAGTGGTCGCCGGTGTCAGCCGCCAAACGCCCTACGTCGATGGCGATCGAGATGGCCTCCGCCTCCGCGTCCTCGGCTCGCGTCTCGCGCATCACCGCGAGCCCGGCCTCGAGCTTCGCGAGCGCCTTTCGGCGCAGCGAGTACGCGCGCACCGTCGCGACGTAGTGCGGAGCAGCCGCCAGCGATGACGCGCACTCCAGCGCCCGAACCAGCGTCGCGCCGCCGCCGGCGAGGCCGAATCTCCCGCTAGCTCGCAGCTCGCTCGCGACCGTCGCGGCATCGACCGCGACACCTCGCACGGTGAGCGCGGCGATCGCCTCCGCGATCATCGCCAGGCGACCGTCCCCAAAGTCGTCCGGGCGAGAGCCGCCGACGAGCACCGCGCACGCTCCAGGATCCACCATCGCCGCGCCGATCGCCGCGTGCTCCGCGGTCACGTCGTAGGGCTCGATCGCTGGCGCGTGGTCGCTCATGCCGCCGCTCACGCTAGCGATCTGGACGCCAGATCGGCAGAGGATCCTCCGCGTTTTTCGCTCGCGCCTCGGCGAGCTGGTCCAGGACGCGGGCGAACGTCGCGATGTCCGGCACCGCGCCGTCGCGCCAGATCCAGCGCGGATGGCGGCCGCGGTAGCAGCGATCCAGGCGCCGGCGGAGGTCGTCGAGCTCGAGCTGGCCCGCGAGCCGATCGGCGATGCCGCGCTCCTTCCCGCCCCACGTCGGATCCGATCCGGTCGCCTGCCGGTAGGCGGCGGCGAAGGCGTCGATGACCGCCTGCCGGTTCGGGTGGGCCGGCTGCTTTGCCTTTCGGCTGTTGGGCTGTTCGGCTGTTTGGTGTGTCCGAGAAGAGGGCGGCGAAGCCGCCGGCTGCTCCTCTTCTTTATATCCTCTTCTCTTCTCTTCTCTAAATGCGATCCCATTCGGATGTCGCTGTGCGTCCGAATGGGACTCCGGTACGGCATCCGAATCGGAATCCGAATCGGATCGCACTCCCCACCGGGCGTTATTTCCCGCTCGCGATGCGGCGACGCGGCGCGCGCGCTGCTCGGCTCGGCCTTCGAGCATCTCGTTGAGCGTGTCGTTCTCGATAGTCTGGCCGTCCGAAGACTCGCGCCAGTAGCGTTTTACGAGCACCCATGCGCGGCGGAACTCGGCTCGTTCGGCGCCAGCGAGGCGTGCTAGGGATCGCTCATCGCGAGGGAGCGATCCGCCTCGCTGCCAGGCGATGGCGAGCAGCTCGAGGTATAGGCCGCGAGCGTGAAGCGGGAGCAACCACGCGCTCGAAGTGCGCCAGCGCGTGATGTCGAGTGGCATCCAGTGGTCGCGTTGCATGGCGTCACTTGATCGCCACTTGAGCGTCAACTCGTCGCCAACTCGTCACGAAGTCGTCACGAAGTCGAGCGGAACTCGAATCGGACTGCCGGATCCCCAACCGCCTTTGGGTAGTCATCTGCCGAGCGCCACGGCGTCGGAATCGAGGCGGGCGAGGCGATCTCGGACGCGCGCGGCGAGGGCGGCGGCCACCTCGTCGGGGGGGAATCCGGTGGCCCTGGCGATGGCGAGGACGTCGCGGATGGACGCCACGGCGCTGCCTGCGCAGAGCGCGGCGAACCGCGCGCCGGAAGCGATGCCGTGCTGGCGTGCGATCCGCGGGCGGATGGCGACGGGCACGGTGGATGGGAGGATGATCTGGTCGGTGGGCATGGGTGATGCTCCTTTCGCGCGCCGATTCTACGGCGCGCGCGGCGGCGCGTCTACTAGAAATCTGTTGCCGTAACGCTAGCGTCACTCGTTGTTTATCGCGTCATGCGGTTTTTTTCTAAATCCACGCGAAGAAAGCGCCGAAATACCGTATGATAGGACGCGTGGGACGGAGGCCGAGCCGGCGGGTTCCGGTGGTGGGGCTCGGGCCCCGGAGAGGTAGGTGGGTGATGGCTGGTAAAATGGTCGGACGGAGCGCTGCGTCGATCGGCGCCGAGGTGGTCGATGCCCCCATGCCGGGCGACGTGCAGGTGGCGTACGCGCAGGCGCGGATCCTGCGCGGCGCTGGCGTGGCGGTGCGCGCGGTGCTCGATGAGAGCGACCGCGGCGGCCCTGGGCGCCTGGCGAAGCGGTGGCATCGCTGGTACGCAGACGCCGCCGAAATCGCCCGGTGCGACCGGAGCACGTCGGCGATGCTGCTCCGTGCTGGCACGTCCCTCGCGCACCAGAATGGCCAGTGATCACAACCGCTACCCAGGCCGTTGCGCCGGCTGCTCGCGGCACGTCGCCGCCGGCGCCGGCTACGCGAGGAAGAGCGCCGGAGGCGGCCGGTGGGCCGTCTACTGCTCCGAGCACGTCCCGGAGCGGCGCGTCGAGACGCGACGCGAGTTGACGGCCGCGGGCGTCGTCCACATGCCCTACGAGCCGGAGCGCCTGCCGCTGCTCCGCGCCATGCCTGGCGCCCGGTGGGACGCCGAAGCGAAGGTCTGGCGCGTGTCGATCGAGCAGGCCGATCGGCCGCGCGTCCTCGAGATCGCGGACCAGCTCGGCCTCGCCGTCGCCGACGAGCTGCGCGAGGTCGTCGAGACCGCCGCTGCCACGGCAGCTCGGGAGGACGGCCTCTACCCGTTCCAGGTGGCCGGCGTCGATCACTTGGCGCGCCGCGAGCGCGCGCTCCTCGCCGACGAGATGGGGCTCGGCAAGACGGTGCAGGCGCTCCGCGCCCTACCGGAGCGCGCCGCGGCGCTGGCGATCTGCCCGGCATCGCTCAAGCACACGTGGGCCGCGGAGTGCCGGCGATGGCGGCCGGACCTCGCCCCAGTGGTCATTTCCGGCCGCGGTTCGTTCCGCGCGCCGGCCGCCGGCGAGCTGGTGATCGTCAACTACGACATACTCCCTGCGCCGGCAGATCTCGATGGCGTCGACCTCGGCGCCGTGCGGCTCATCGTCGACGAGGCGCACAAGGTGAAGGGCCGGAGCCAGCGGTCGGCGAAGGTCCGCGCGCTCGCGGGGCGCTGCGCGACGACCTGGGCGCTCACCGGTACGCCGCTGCTCGGTCGTCCGTTCGACCTCTGGGGCGTGCTGAGCAATGCCGGGATGGCGCGCGACGTGATGGGGTGGCAGGCGTTCCTCCGCCTGTTCGGTGGGTACAAGAATCGCTGGGGCGGGTGGGAGTTCGCCTCGGAGCCGCAGCCCGAGGCCGCCGAGCGTCTGCGCCGCGTGATGCTCCGGCGCCTGCGCGCGGACGTGCTGCCGGACCTGCCGGGCAAGACCTACTCGACGGTCACCGTCAACGGCCTGACGGCATCCTCCCGCCGGTCTCTCGACGCCATGCTCGACGAGTGGGGCGAAGTGCTCGCCGCCGGCGTCCTGCCGCCGTTCGAGGAGTTCTCGGCCCTGCGGGCCGAGTTGGCCGCATCGCGGATCGACGCGATGCTGGAGCACGTCGAGCTGGCCGAAGAGTCCGACGTGCCGCTGTTGGTCTTTTCCGCCCATCGATCGCCGATCGACGCGCTCGAGGCGCGGGAGGGATGGGCGACGATCACGGGTGACACGCCGGCGGCCCGGCGCCAGGAGATCGTCGACCGGTTCCAGGCCGGCGCGCTGCGCGGGGTGGGGATGACGATCCAGGCCGGCGGAGTTGGCCTGACCTTGACGCGGGCGTGGCGCGGCCTGTTCGTCGACCTGGATTGGACGCCGGCCAACAACGCCCAGGCCGAGGATCGGATGGTCCGTATCGGCCAGCGCGCGGCGGCGGTGGAGATCATCCGCATGGTGAGCGACCACCCGCTCGACCAGCGCGTGCTCGAGATCCTCGACGCGAAGCAGCGCCTCATCGAAGCCGCGGTCGAGGGGCGGGTTGTCGCGACGGCGCCGGCGACGCCAGCGGATCCTGGCGAGAGCGAAGAGGAGTACCAGGCGCGGATGGCGCGGATCCAGGATGCTGCGGTAGCCGTGGAGCGTGATGACCTGGACCGCCGGCGATCCGAGTACCACGGGATCATGCTCGGTCGCGCCGGGCTTGGCTCGCGCGGCGGACTCGACCTGGACGCCGAGACCGTGGCCGCAACACGCGCCGCCTTCGCCGCGATGCTCGGCCGCTGCGATGGCGCCGAAACGAAGGACGGCGCGGGCTTCAACAAGCCGGATGCGGCGATCGCCTGGGGCGTGCTGCGGCCCGAGCTGGAGTCGATCCGCGAGGTCGAGACAGCCTACGCGATGCTGCGCCACTACCCGCGGCAGCTAGCGGCGGCATTTCCGTTGCTTTTTCCGAAACAAACCGGAGAAGAAAGGTAGAGTGCCGACATGAAGTCCGACGAGATCTCCCGCCGCGCGCGCGCCCTGATCGCCGCCACCCCGCCGGATGACCTGGCCGCGGAGGTGCGCGGCAAGGACGCCGACGACCTGCGCCACGAGCTGCTGCACCGTATCATGCGTACCGACCCCGGCGCCGTCGGCGACGCCGCGAGCGACGCCCATATCCATAGCTGCGAGTGCCGCCTCTGCCGCTTCCTCGTTCTGCGTCTGCAGATCGAGATCGAGGCGAGCGCGGCCGCCGAGGTGACGGGATGAGCCCCGCCCGCCAAGACTGGCTTGCCGCGCGGCGCCGCGGGCTCGGTGGCTCCGATGCAGCCGTGCTGCTCGGGCTCGACCCCTACCGCACAATCACCGACCTGTGGCTGGACAAGACCGGGCGGGCGCCGGAGCGACCCGATACGCCGGCCGCGGCTCGCGGGCGCGCCCTCGAGGGCTACGTGCTCGACGAGTACGAGCGACGGCTCGGCGTCCACCTGACGCGACCCGGCCCGTACGCGCCGCCGGTGGCGCACCCGATCCACGAGTGGATGCTGGCGAGCCCGGACGCCATGGCGGAGCCCGCCGATCGCGCGCGGTGGGGCGTGGACGCCAAGACCGCCGCCGGGCCGGCTGCCGCCGGCTACGGGCGCGACGAGTCGGACGAAGTGCCGCCGCACGTGCACTGCCAGTGCCAGTGGTACATGGCCGTGCTCGGCTGCGACCGATGGGACGTCGCGGCGCTCGTCGCGACCGAGTACGCGCTCGAGATCCGCGTCTACTCGTTGCGCCGCGATCAGGCCGTCATCGATTCTCTGATCCGGCGCGGCCGCGAGTTCTGGCGTATGAGCTCCGAGACTGGCGTGCCGCCGCACGAGGCGCTGCCCGAGTGGCGACAGCAGACGACTCCGCAGCAGCGCGCCGACGTCGCGCGGGCGATGTACCCCTACGACACCGAGCCGATCGAGTGGAGCGATCGCGACGACGACGACGCGCTCGTGCGCGCCTACTTCGCGGCGCTCGACGCGGATGCCAGCGCGCGCGCCGCGCTCGGCGAGGCAACGGCCAACCTCGAGGCGCGCATCGGCGCGGCCCGAGGGATCACCACGGCAGCCGGAACGGTCCTGTGGGCGACCCACAAGACCGGCCGGCGATTGAAGGTTCGCGAAAGGAGAACGACGTGAGCGAGAACGATAAGGGCGCGCTGGTGCCCGCGGCGACGGAGTGCACCGAGTTTGAAGTGATCGGCATCGAGAGCGCGGGAGGGTTCGCGCTCGCGCAGCGCGTGGCGAGCGCATTCGCCGCGTCCTCCCTGGTGCCCGAGCAGTTTCGCGGCTCGGTGCCGAACTGCCTGGTGGCGATCAACATGGCGGCTCGGATGCATGCCGATCCGCTCATGGTCATGCAGAATCTCTACGTGGTTCACGGCCGCCCGGCGTGGTCGGCACAGTTCATGATCGCGAGCTTCAACCAGTGCGGCCGCTTCACCTCGATGCGCTTCGAGTGGCGCGGCGAGCCCGGCGCGAGGGGCTGCGCCTGCCGCGCCTGGGCCGTCGAGCGATCGACCGGCGATCGTATAGAGGGCACATGGGTCACCTGGGACATGGTGGACCGCGAGGGCTGGAGCAAGCGCAACGGGTCGAAGTGGCTGACGCTGCCGGAGCAGATGTTCCGCTACCGCGCCGCCACGTTCTTCGTTCGCGCCTACGCGCCCGAGATCGCTCTCGGCATCCCGGCCGCGGACGAGATCGAGGATGCCGTGGACGCCGAGGTCGTCGTGCGGCCGGCGCGCTCGAGCGCCGAGGTCGTTCGCGCTGCCGCTACCACGCTTGCCGCGCATGCCGACGTCCCGGCCGAGCCGGAGGTCGTCGCCGAATCGCCCGCCGTGGAGGCGGAGCCCGCGCCGCCTCAGATCGATGCGGGCGACGTCCCGGCATCTCCGCTGGCCGCGCTCTCCGCCGACGAAGTGCGCATCGAGCTGGCCGAGATGGCGAAGGACAAGGCCGTGGCCCAGGCCGTCCGCGACGCCTGCTCCGCGGCCGGCGTCAAGGCGCCGAAGATGCTGACCGAGGCCGAGCTGCGCGCGCTCCACGCCCGCTGCGTCGAGATGACGAAGGGAGGCGAGTCGTGAAGGTCCATGTGCCAACGCTGGTCAATCCTGCGGCGGAGGCCGAGTCTACGTCCATGATCGCCGATGCCGGCGCTCTCGTAAGCCGCGCCGAGTCGCTCGTCGTCACCGACGACGAGTCGATGGCGAACGCGAACGCGGTGCTGGTCGCGATCTCCGCGGCGCGGAAGGCGCTCGACACGAAGCGCGACGGCTTCAAGCGCCCGGCGCTCGAGTTCGGCCGCATGATCGACGGCTTCTTCCGGCCGTTGATCGACCGCTGCGACGAGGCAAAGCGCGCCCTCGGCGGGCGCGTCGCGGCACTCATCACGCGGCGCGAGGAGGAGGCCAAGCGCCAGCGCGAGGCTGCGGAGCGCGAGGCGGCGAAGAAGGCTGCCGAGGCCGAGGCTGCGCGGCAGGCGGCCGAGAACGCCGAGGATGACGACCCGGTCGCCGCGCTCGCCGTGGACGCCGCCGAGACCGCGGCGAGCCTCGCGGCCGCGAAGGCCGAGCTGACGCCGCACGTCCCGACCGTGAACCGCGTCGAAGGCGGCGGCACGGTGTCCGTGCGCAAGCGGTGGACGTTCGAGGTCACGGACGAGGCCGCGGTGCCGCGGCACTTCTTCACGCTCGACGAGAAGAAGATCGCCGCGGCGGTCCGCGCTGGCGAGCGGTCGATCCCTGGCGTCCGCGTGTTCCGGGTCGCGGGGGCGGCCGTGCGTTGATAGATCACCGGGTGCGGTTGGCTTCGGTTCATCCGAAGAGGGTTCACGCCAGCCGCACCCACCCCGCCGGGCGCCGTGTCCGGCGGGGCATTCTCTCGGAGGTTGCGATGATGACCCGTACATGTCCAACGTCGGGCTGCATGGCCCGGATCAGCTCCGCCGACCGCTACTGCGCCGTCCACCACCCGGAGCGGGTTACGTCGATCGGCGTCCGCGAACGGCTCCAGCTCGCCTTCGCGCGCGGTGTCGTCGAGATCCTTGGCGACGGAGGCGACGTCGCGGCGATCCTCGACCTGGCGCAACGGTTGAACCAGTTGCCGCGGCCCGAGCCGTCCGAGGCCGCCCAGTGACGGTCTACGGCTACCGCATCCGCCTGCCGCGTAGCCGGGTCGAGCGGTCCGGGATTCGCGACGTCCTACGGGACGAGATCCGGCACGTCCTGCCGCTCGTCATCGACTCGGCGGAGCGGGCGGCGATGCGCGGGCGCGGCGCCGAGCTGCGGGTCGTGGTAACGATCGAGCCGCTTGCCGAGGTGGTTGAGAGCGATTCCAGAGGAGGTGGATGATGTGCTTCATGGAGCGGGGCGCGCGGACCTTGTGCGCCAGGGCGGAGGTCGCCAGGGACCGCGAGTACCAGCGACGCCTACGCGTGGCGATCGCGGAGTGCGCTGACGCCGGCACCGAGATGGACGAGGAGGCCGAGCGCGACCTCTTCGACAGCGCATTCGACGTGGCATGGGACCAGTGCCCTGACCGCCGCGAACGCGACCGCGCCATCGCGAGGAGGTTCGGATGCTGACGATGCCGCACGAGATCCACGCCGGCGAGCGCGCTACGGTTAGCGCCGGCGAGCACGTCTACCTCGGATACGGCGCGACCGTCGATGTCCTGCCGTGAGGCCGCGCGGACCTCTACTACGGAGCCAAGGCCACCGTCCGGAGCCAGGAGCGGCCGCGTTCGGCGAGCAATGGCGCGAGTACGCGCGGTTCCTTGCGGTGCGCGTGAAGGGGGAGTGCGCGCAATGACCCGCGAGAAGCCCCACGTCCGCATTCTGCGCCGGCTCGGCGCGTGTTCCAACGCCATCGCTTGGGCCGCTGGCTACCCCTCGGGCCTCGCCGCCTGGCGCGCCTGTGAGCGTGGTGACTGGATGCTCTGGTGGGCCGCGCGGTGCGTGCGCCGCCACGGCGACGTGATCCACCGTCGCGTGGTGCTCGCCGCCGCCGCCTGCGCGGCCACGGCGACGCGCTACTGCACCCCGAGCGGGTCGTCGGTGGCCCGGCGAGCTATCGCGCTCGCTCGCAAGTGGGCTCGGGGTGGCCTGGAGCTGTTCGACGAGCTGGCCGCCGAGGAACACCAATGACCGCCGCCCTCGCCTGGTCCATATTCATCGCCGTGCTCTGCTCCGCCGTGTGGGTGGTGCTGGCGTGGCTGTCGTCGGAGAGAGAAGAGAGATGAACGACACGAAAGAGATCCTGGATCGAATCGACGCGATGGCCGCGAAGCTCGGTGTCGCGGCGCAGGACATGCTCGCGATCCTGGTGGATGAGAGGATCCGCCTCGGGTGGTGCGGGATTGCTGCGGGCACGATCTTCCTCGTCGCCGTGCTTGTGGCCGGCAGGCGCGCCTGCAAGGCCGCCAACGAGGACGACAGAGCGCCTTGGGTTATGCTGGCCGTGGCGGCGCTGTTGATCTCCTTCATTCTCTTGGGCGTTGGCGTCCAGAACGTGCTCGCCCCCACGACGGGAGTGCTGGAGGGCTTGCGATGAGCGCCGTGCTCGACGAGTTCCGCCGGGGCGTCGCCGCCCTGCGGAGGGCCTACGTCTACGCGCCGCGAGAGACAAACATCGGCGCACCGTGCGCCAGAAAGGAGTGATCGACTTATGGAGGTCACAGAACAACTCCGCAAGAAGTGGATCGCAGAAGCCGAACAAGAGAGGGATGCGCAGCACCGGTGCTCCAATTGCCTTCACCTGGTGCCAAACCCTCTCGCTCGGCCTGGCATCTATATTGGGGATGACGGAATCTGCGGGCTCCTGCCAACGCTGGTCAGCAACGCACACCGGACATATTGTTCCGGGTGGCAGTCCGACATTGGCCCGAGGCGCGAGCGCCGATCTGATCCAGAAGGATGGCCACTGCGTGCGGCTCGCGACGCATGCTTGCTGATCCGCAAGATGGCGAAGCGTCTAGCGCGGCACTCCAACTCGGAGAAGAGGCTTGCGGAGGAGGCGCTTCGCTGGGTGCATCATCATGTGCCGGCAGACGCCGGCATACTCCGCGAACTCCAAGACACCGGCGCACCGTGCGCCACCGCTTGTGCTGACCATCGGCCTGCGCGACGCCTACGCTGCGGGGCTCGGCGTCGCGGGGCCGATGGCGCCGAACGTCTTGGGCTGGACGATGGACGGTGACGCATGACCGCCGCCATCGCCGCGCTCTGCAGACCGATGAAGCACTACACGCCTGCCGGGTGGATCGCCGGAGCGGTCCTACAGAATGGCGTCTACTGGCGCAAGGCCGACGGCGAGAACGTGACTATCGAGGTGCCCGCCGGAGAACCATGGCGCTTGTACGGCCTGCGCGGATCCGCCAGCGGATCCATCACCGTCACCGGCGACGGAGACGGAGACGCCTGGAGGGACGGCGACGGAGACGGACACGCCTGGAGGGGTGGCGACGGAGACGGAGACGCCTGGAGGGACGGCGACGGAGACGGACGCGCCTGGAGGGGTGGCGACGGAGACGGCGATGCCAGGAGGGACGGGGGTGGCACCGGAGACGCCTGGAGGAGGGGCGACGGAGACGGCGATGCCAGGAGGGACGGGGGTGGCACCGGAGACGCCTGGAGGGACGGCGACGGCAAAGGACGTGCCCGGAGGGACGGCAACGGCGAAGGCGTGGAGCGCGATGCGCGCGGCACGCGATTCAATATCGCGCCGCCAGACGGGATCTCGTACCGCTGCTCGGCCGGCGACGGCCACCTGCGCGTTGGCTGCGAGCTGCACTCGCTCGCGGAGTGGGTCGAGCGCGCCAACGAGATCGACGGCGATCACAACGACGAGGGCCTCGCCGACCTGACACGGGCGCTGGCGCAGAGGTTGATTGCGGAGGGCGAGCGAAAGGAGATCGATCCATGACCGACCGATTTACACCGGAGGATCTGCGGGTCTTGGCGTACGAGATGGCGCGGACGGCTGACTTCATCGCCAAGAAGGGCGGCCCCGGTTTGCGAGACGTGATCGCGGGCAATCGCCGCATCGCCGCCGCGCTGAAGTGGGCCGCCGGTGCTCTTGAAGCCGCTGAGCGGGCCGACAACAGGGATTTCGACAAGGCGCTGGTGCTCATTCGGAAGCTCTCCGCCCGCCTGATCGCGTGCCCTAGCACAAACGACGATGACCTCCGGCTCGCTAAATCGGCTCGCGACTGGTCGCGGAAGGCTGCCCGTCCAACGCGGGCGATCATGCGCTGTGGTGGCCACAGGTTCGAGCGCGACATAGGAATGAATGACTCGCGCGAACGATACTGCCGCGTTTGCGGTATTGCGGAGAGCGCAGAGCGTACGCGGCTTCGGAGCCAGCAGGAGCCAGACCGATGACCAAGAAGAAGAGACTCCCGCCCGCCGCCGAGCGGCTCGACCGGATCGTGGAGTGGGCGAGCAGCAGGATCCGCCGCATCGAGCAGAGCGACTTTCGCGTCTACCTCAAGAACTCATCCACCGCGATCGGCGACTTGTCCGATGGTGCGCCGTCGCCGGCGGATATCAACGCGCCGGTTGAGCTGCTGCAGGCGGGAGCGCGCGCCGAGTACCGCGCCCTGTGTGCCGTGCTCCGGATGGCGCACGGACTCGCTCCCACCGAACAAGGCGCACCGTTTGGCGCGAGAGGAGATGGTGATCGATGACCGTGACCGTGTTATTCCGATGCTCAGGGTGCGACGCCACAGCACAGGGGACAAAGCCGCTGACCAGAGAGTTCCGGTCTCTTTGCGGCCGCGATCATGGCTTCGGCTCCTTCGTCACCACCACAGTGGACAGCGTGTGCCCGCCGGGCTGGTGGGCATGGGATCCGTACACGCTCGCCACCTACTGCCCGGCGTGCCGATCCGAGATCGAACAAGGCGCACCGTGCGCCACCGCCGCCCCTCAAACGACTGACGGGCACCAGCCCGCCGGCTCGTACCAGGATGACGGGGCGGCGGATCTTTCAACCGAGGAGATCGACGAATGACCGACGACATCAAGGCAGCCGAGGAGGTCCGCGAGCTGCGGTACGACGCAGGCCCATCCAGCGGGGCGCGCTACATCGTCGTGCACCGCTACGGCCTCGGCACCCAAGCGAAGGAGCTGGCTCAGGTAGTGCGCGGTCGCGCGCTGGCGATGGATGTGGCGAAAGCTCTGTCAGGCTTTGATGACACAGTTCGCGTCCGCGTCTACCGCCTGCCGGAGGACGACGAATGAGCGACACGAAAGAGGTCCTGGACCGGATCGACGCGCTGGCGGCGAAGCTCGGCGTCGCCGCGCAAGACCTGCTGGCCGTGCTCGTGGCAGAGACCCGGGCGCGGGCGTGGGCCAGCATCGCGTTCTGTGTCTGCGGGGCGATCATCGGCGCGCTCGCCGTGTGGGTGGCGCACCGGTTTTTCCGACGGCTCTTCCGCGACGCGCAGGACGCCGATGCCAAGGACGCTCCGGATTGGTTGGCGTTCGGTGCTGCGGTGTGCTTGACCTTGATCCTGACGGCCTGCCTGCATGCCGCCGTGAGCGACCTGCTCGCCCCGACGCGGAGCGTGTTGGGAGAGCTGCTGCGATGACCGCCCCACGCTGGATCTGCGACGAGTGCGGGCACGTCACCACCACCCCGCTGGATGCGCCGCACCCGTTCATCGAGGGCGAGCGCGTGGACGGCTGCCCTTCATGCCAGGACTGCAAGACGCTCTCGCGTGCCTGCGACGAGCCCGGGTGCCGCCGCGAGGCGACCTGCGGCACGCCAGCGCCAGGAGGGTACCGCCGCGTCTGCGGCGACCACTACGAACAGATCACCAAGGGTAACGGATGAAAGCACCCTTTCCCTGGTTCGGCGGCAAGCGTCGCGTCGCCCACGTCGTCTGGTCGCGCCTCGGCGCTGACGCGCCAAGCTACGCCGAGCCGTTCGCAGGATCGCTCGCCGTGCTCCTTGGCCGCCCTGGCGGAGCGCCGGAGATCGGCGTCGAGACCGTGAACGATAAGGACGGATTCGTAGCCAACGCCTGGCGCGCCATCGCCGCCGATCCGGAGCAGGTTGCCCACCATGCCGATTGGCCCGTGAACGAGAACGACCTGCATGCCCGCCACGCCTGGCTGGTCGAGCGTCGCGCCGAGCTGGTCTCGCGGCTTGAGGGAGACCCCGACTACCACGACGCGAAGATCGCCGGGTGGTGGCTGTGGGGGATCTCCTGCTGGATCGGCAGCGGCTGGTGCTCCAGCTCCGGCCCATGGCATCGCGTGGAGGTCGCCCCCGGCGACTGGCGGCTGGTGCGCGGCAACGCCGGGCAGGGAGTCAACCGGACGCGCGTCCACCTGGGCAACGCCGGGCAGGGCGTCAATCGGCAGCTCGTCCACTTGGGCGACGCCGGGCGGGGAGTGAAACAGCAGCTCGTCCACCTGGGCGGCGCCGGGCGGGGAGTCGCGGGCGATGGCGAGTGCGGTCTGGTCGAGTGGATGCTGGCGCTCGCCGAGCGCCTGCGCCGCGTCCGCGTCTGCTGCGGAGACTGGGCGCGCATCGTGACCTACTCGGCTCTTGTGCCTGCTATCCCAGGGCCGCGCGCGATCTTCCTCGATCCGCCCTACTCGGCGGAGGCCGGACGAAGCATGGGCTGCTACGGAGCGAACGACGACGGATCGGTCGCCCACGACGTGCGGGAATGGGCGCGGGAGGCCGGGCGCGACCCCTCCTATCGCATCGCGCTCTGCGGCTACGAAGGCGAGCACAACGACCTGGAGCGCGAAGGCTGGTCCGTGTTCGCATGGAGCGCGCCAGGCGGCATGAGCAAGAACAGGGGCAAGGGCAGCGGCGGGAACAACGACCGCGAGCGGATCTGGTTCTCTCCCGGCTGCCTCGCCGGATCGCCGGCGCAGCGCCAGGGATCACTTTTCACCGCCCCGCTGAACGACCGGGGCACCCTCGCCGCGCCCGACGGCGGCGGGGGATCTTCTCACGACAAGGAGGGCGCATGAACGAATCCTTCCGCCGATTCGCCGGCCGCGGGCACGCAACGGCGATCCCGACCACGCGAGATGGGATCCGATTCCCGTCCAAGACAGAGGCCCGCGTCTACCAGCGCCTTGCGCTCGAGGCGCGGGCGGATCGCGCCACGCTGTTTCGGCAGGTCCGGCTGCCACTGCTGTCCCTAGCGCCCGATGATCGGCTGCGGCCTCTCTATCTCACGATCGACTTCCTCCTGCTCTACCCTGACGGTCGCGTGCGCGCCGTGGACGCGAAAGCGAAGCGCTGGAAGTCTCGCGATTGGGCGCGCGGCGCGGCAGCGTTCACGGCGTTCTACGGCACGAAGATCGAGACGGTGAACCGATGAAGCGCCCGTGCGGACGAAATGGCCTGTCCGAGGAGCAGCTCGAGCGCGCGGAGATCGCCGATCGCCTGCTGGCCCAGGCGCAGCGCGAGGTCGAGGAGCACGCGGAGCTGATCGGCCCGCTCCTCGATCACCGCCGTATGCTCCAGGCGCGACTTGGGGCGGCGCGTGCGCGGGTGAGGTACTGGCGGCGGAAAGCGGCATCGGCTTCCGTGGCGCGATCTCGGCTGTAGACTCTCGGGCATGATCTCGCCCGATCCCGGCGACGTCCTGCTGGTCCGCCGCCGCCCCACGATCCGGGCGTGGCTCACGCGGCCGGTGTCCTCGGCCATCTCCGCCCGCATCCGGGCCGCCACGGCCTCCCGCTGGAACCACGTCGCCTGCGTCGTCGCCGAGGGATGGCTGGTCGAGGCCGAATGGGATCATGGCGTCCGCCGCCTGCCCCTCGCCGACTACCTGACCGGCGCCTACGAGCTGGCCGTCGCGCCCTGCCCGCGGGACGCGGACCCGATCCAGGCCATCTCCTTCTGGGGGCGCGAGGCGCGGCGCGTGCGCGCGCGCTACGACTGGCGAGGGATCATCCTCATGCGGGTGGCCGGGCTGCTCTACGGGCCGGCAGGGATCGCCAGGCGGGTCCAGCTCGCGAGCGACGACGGCGCCTGGATCTGCTCGGAGTTGGCGGCGGCCGGCTGGAAGGCCGGCGGCCTCTCCGACGACCAGGCCGACCGCCTGCTCGTGCCAGGAGACTTTTCGCAGTTCGCGCGATAGGGTAAGATCGGGCAAAGGCAACTAGCGGAGGATCGTATGACATCGTCTCTCGGCGTCGTCGAGCACGACGGCAAGCGTTACAGGGTCAAGGGCGCGTTCGGCGTCGTGACGGGCGCCGCGACCGGTGAGGCCGTCGCTGCGGTCGCTGGTCACCGCATCTGCCCGGTGCGCGTGATCATGCAGAACAGCGGGTCCGGAACAGGCAGCGCGACGCTGAAAAGCGCGAGCACCGCAATCTCGCACGCATTTCAAATCACCTCGAACGGCACCACGCTCGGCGACGGCCGCCATCCCATCTATCAGACCGAGGCTGCCGAGGCGCTGAACATCACGAATACCGTGAGCTCAGCCAACATCCAGTATCACATCTGGTACATCGAGGTGCCAGAGTAGTGGCGTACTCGGACGACGTGCCGCAGGCGATCCACGAGCGCGTGACGACCTACTGGCTCGGCGTTGGCGCGGGCGGTGTCGCCGTCGCGAGGCGCGCGAACGACGCTCGAGCCGAAGACTCTGACGACGGCGGCGCGAGCGACCTGCCGCTGGTTGGGGTCGCGCCACCCATCGACTTCGGGCGCGGCCGAACAGCGGGCGCCGAGCGCCTCGCCGCGTCCATCCTCGCAGACGCGCTCGCGGTGAGCCCGATGCTCGCGCTCCAAGCCATGCAGTCTGGCATCGCGGCGCCGACCCCGGAGGGGCGGCGGGCGCTCATGGTCGCGCGCATCTATCGGCGCTTTGCGGACGAGTGCATCGCCACGTTCCCCGGTCGGCGCTCGCGCGCGCGCGTCGCCATCTCCGGCCAGTCCATCCGCGACTGGTGCGCGTCTGCCGCGGACTCGCGATGACGGCCAAGGCGCCTGAGCGGTGTTGGAACTGCCTCGGGACCGAGTTCTTCCGCCGCCGCCTCGAGCGCGATGTCATGGGGCCGTGGGTCTGCTCCCGCTGCCATCCGCCCCACGGCCTGGCCGAGCGCCTACTTCAGCGAGCGCGCGCCGGTATCGCCGGATCCCTTCCGGATCCCGGTGCCACCACGTCGCCTCGATCCCCGTCCAGTCGATCGCATGAACGGTCTGCGCCGTGATGTCCTGCCAGCTCCAGCCCTTGACTCGCTGCGCTCGGCTCGGCATCGCGATCCCGTCGAGGCGCTTCGCGTAGCCCGAGTGCGGCGAGTCCATCCCGTCGAGGCCGACGAACAACGCCTGCCGAATACCGAATGCCCTGGCAAGCATCGCCGCCGTGCCGGTCGTCGCGTGCTGCCACGGGATCCTATCGTCGTGCGTGAAGTAGCGCGCCGGCAGCCCTGGCGCTGCGACGCGCTCGGCCTCGCGGCGACGGTCGATCCTGGTGATGAGCTGGCAGCCGGATGGGCAGCGCCACTTTCTCGCCGCGAGCCCGTCGAGCACGGACGGGTCGATCATCACGGCGAAGTCGATGCCGCCCACCACGCAGGCAGCCTCGTTCGCCGAGATCCAGACCTCGCCGGGCAGCTTCGGCTCGGCCCACGAGTCGAGGCTCGGCCCTTTGCCGAAGATCACGGCGCGCGATCCCTGGAGCGTGTCGTAAAGCCCGACGACGTGGAGCCCGTCCTTCGGCGTCGGGATCCAGCGCAGCTCGCCGGAGCGCGAGCGGTAGAACTTCGCGTCCAGCTCCGCCTCGGTCGCGCGGTCGGGCCGCGGAATCCAGATCGCCCCGGTCTTTCGGTCTCGTCGAATCAGCATGCGGGATTCTCCCGGTGCCACCACGTCAGCGCAAGTTCTGGCCGCGCGGCCAGCACGGCGTCTATCTTCTCGTTCGGCCCGCCATAGTAGCGCCGCTCGGCGCGCGCCGGCCCGACGAGCCGCGCCATCCGCGGGCCGTAGCACGACACGCGCTGATCGTATCCATCGAACCCGACCATGAGCACGTCGCGCACGCCGAAGCCGTAGAGAATCTGCAGAGCGAGCGCAGCCGACGGAGCCGGAAAGACGGAGACGACTTCGTCGTCGCGCCAACCGAGGCACCGATCGAGCGGCGCGATCAACCCCATCGACTCTGGCCGGATCTCCCACTCGACACAGAGCAGCATGGCGCCATTCGGCAGAGCCCACCTCCGCGCCTGGAGTTGCTTCCGCGGGCCGTTGTCGAGCACGAGGCAGTAGTCCGCATCAGGAACCAGCAGCGCGGCCTCGTGCAGCGTGACGCGGACCTCATCCAGCCCTTTCGCGGGCGCGCTATCGCACCATCGCTCGACGCTCGGTCCCTTTCCGAACAGAGTCGCACGAGAGCCGGCGTGCGCGCCGTAGCGCTCGGAGACAGATCGCGCCGTCACGTCTTGAACCACTGCCAGACCAGCCCGCCGTAGGGGCCGATGGCCGCCTGCCCGCGGTCGGGTGCCGATGGGTTGTTCGCGTCGATGTTCGTGTTGACGCTGCGCATCGGCAAGCGCTGCTTCGCGCCGGCTGCGTAGCCGTCCGGGTACACGTCCACGACGAAGTTCTGACCGCTGCCGCTCACGATCTCGACCGGCACGCCGCCACCGTATGGCTCCATCGACATGCCGAATGAGATCGGCGTCACGCGCGCCGTTTCTGTTCCCGGGCTGGTCATGTTCTCGGTTGGGTCGCTCGGCGGAGTGTCCGCCGAGTCATCAAGGTAGGCCGCGCTCGACACAACCGCGGTGCCGACCTCGACCGGAGACCACAGCAAGAACTCAAGCGCGTGCGGCAGGCTCGAGTAGCCGACCTCCTCGACGCGGCAGACGAGCGGCGCGGCAAGGCCACTCGGCAGGATCGGCGAGTCGCCGAAGTGGCACGCGTCGAGCGCGTCGAGAATCACCGGCGCGAGCGTCGTCTTACATCGGTAGCGACGCCACATGCGAGACATGCGGTTCAGCCAGAAGCGCGCGGACTTCTCGACGAGCGATCGCTTTCGATAGATCCAGAACTCTCGCTCGTAAGAGTGCGCGCCGTACTTCGCAACGTTGTCCTCAAGCTCGAACGAACGATGCTCGCGTTCGCTCATGCGCTTCTTCCACTTCGCGATCATGATCGTGCGCAGGTCATCGCGATCTGACCACTCCTCCGAAGTGGACTTCGCCACGCGATCCGTTGGGCCGATGCCGGCCACGACCTCCGTAGGCTCCTCGCTCAGGTAGTGAAGGTATGCGGTCTGCCCGATGACGACGAGGCCGAGCCGTGCCTGCCATGCGATGTCGTAGCAGGCATCGAGCGCATCACGCCCAGCGATGGCAAAGTCGCTCGGGTAGTTGTTGAGGAGCTGCTGCGCCACGGCCCCAAACGAGACCTGATCGTGCTCGATGTTGGTATATTGGGACAGGAGCGAGGCAAGTTGCGTTGCCGTGTTGCGGCCGCCGCCGGTACCGGCCTGGAGCGTCACGTAGATCTCGTCGCTCCAGCCCTGCCCGAGCCTCGATAGCGGTGTCGGGAAGTCGATCTGCGTGGTACGCAGACGCGCAGCCTCAGCAACAGACGGGTGCGTGCCGCTCAGCGTCACCGTGTAGTAGGACGTAGGCACCACAGCGAGCACGTCGTCCTCGAGCCCGGCGTAGTTCTTCTGCAGCTTCTTGCGAGCGCGCACTTGATAGACCTGGAGCGTGGGATCTATCGGCGGCGCGCCCTCCTCAACCAGCGTGTGGTTGCAGATGTAGGTATAGCCGCGGTTGTTCCGGTCCATGACCTGGCCGCCGGCCTTGTGCACGTAGTTCGCCTGCGCGTTGTACGCGCTCTGCAGCCAGTTCCATTCGAAGCGCTTTACGGTCGCGGCGACGCCCGAACCGACGAGCCACGCCCACGAGTTGCCGCCGGCGCCGGCGAAGTCGAGCCGCGTCCACGG